TCCAGCTAAGTCGTTGAGGATAGGTCTGTTGAACTCTAACCTAATCTCTTGCCATAGAGATATTTATTGTGTAGCCTATATGGGCGCATCAAAATCGTACCATAGATTGCGTTCCGTGTTGACCTTGAAGGACGGTTCCCGTTCATTCCTGAATGGTGACTTGTACCATAGGCTGTCGCCCTGTTTCCTTACCGGGTCGTAGCCGAGACTGTGCAGATATTCCTCTATGCGTATCTGTTTCGCTTCATTCGTATTCATGTAGGTTTCTGTTTAAGTGGATATTGTTTTTTTCTTTTCGCCCGTACCTTTCCGTATATTACGGGCTGTATCCACTTTACTTTACTTCCGTATATATATGGTACGGGAATAAAGTAAAGTGCTTTTATCAGCAACCGGAACACTTCACTTTACTCTGACATATATATATACCCTGACTAAAGTAAAGTGGTTTCCGGTCTGTGCCGCTAATAGTGGAAGTCAGGGTTGAAGGTGTATTTCCTGCCGTTCTCCTGCACTATCATCCGCTTGCTTTTGAGTACGGTGATGAGTTTTACCACCTTGTTGTCTCCAAGCGTGACACCGACAGAGGCGTATGCTTCCTGCAAGGCTTCCGCAAGTTCCTGATAGCCGTATTCGTCTTTCAGGGTGAACGCCGCTTCCAGTGCGATGCGGTGCTGCCGCTCGGTGATGTCCTTGTACGGGTCGAACTTCTCCCTGTTTCCTTTTGTCTCATCCTTGTCCTTGAACAGGTAGTCTTCCAGCAGCTCGGGCAATGCTTCCTCATTGATGCGGAATGCGAACGGTTCGAAGTCCACCGCCCTGATATGTGCGGTTTTGACCGTACTTATGTCGGGATTCTTGCTGTCCTTCTCCACTTGCAGCACCGTTTCCGCCTTGTTGCTTAGCTCGGTTCCGATGTGCCCCCTTGCGTTCTCGTCCCCCTTGTTCTGGTGCAGTATGGTATGGATGTGGATGTTCCTTTCCCCCGTCCATGTCATCAGCAGGGAGATTACCTTCGTGGATTCGCCGGGGCTGTTGATGTCGTACACCATGTCCCGTATTCCGTCGATGATTACCAGCCCGACGTTTTCAGTCCGGTAGATTGCCTCCCTCACGATTGCTATGCGCTCTTCGGGCGTGTATTTCCGCAGGACGAGGAACTCGAGGTTCTCATGGTTGCTGCCTGTCGGCAGTCCCGCCATGCGCAGGCTGCGCCTTGCCACTTTCGCACAGTGGTAGGAGCTCTGTTCGGTGTCCACATAGAGTATTTTCCGCTTGTTTTCGGGCAGTTCCGCCGTATAGTTCAGTACCGTCCCGTTTTTCAGCGCAGCCGCCACGATTGCGGAGACGTTGAATGTTTTCTTGCTTTTGGCTTTTCCAATTGACGCGCTGAAGTTTCCCAGCGTGCCGATGACGGAGCCCTGCACTTTCAGGATTTCGGGTGCCTGCTCATAGTCTTCCGAAAGGTCAAGCCGCGAGGCATGCCATAGGATTATCGCCTCTTCGGGCGTGATGTTTCTTTCCTTGTTTTCCATATGGCACCTCCCTATCTGCGTCCCCCGCTTTTACGTCCTGCCAGTTCCAGTGCCATGTCCGCATCGACGATGATTTTGCGCCCTATCTGCGTAATGGCTCTGTCTATCCTCCCGCTTTTCTTGATGCGGTTTGCAGTGGGTATGCTGCACCCGAACAGACGGGCTATGCCGCCTATCCCGTACACGTATTTCTTGTCCTTGCCGGCTGTTGGCTGGGCTGGCTTCGTTTCGCTTCCCTGCAAGGCATGGCGGTTCAGGAATATGAACTCTTCGCCCGTCATCTGCCATACGGGCTTTGATAAAAGGTCTCTAATTTCCATATCAGAATGAAATTAACGTTTGTACTGTAAGCCCTGCGCATGGGCTTTTTACCTCGTTCGAACAGTGCAAAGTTAGTTCCGGGTACGGGTGGTAAGGATGTGGATAGCGTGATTGGGGTATCACGCTATCTTATTAAGTATCAGTAAGTAATAAAAGGTGGTAGAAATTATTTTGAGTGGTAAAAGTGGTCGTGTCGTGGAATGTCGGGACATATCACCGGCTATCGGAATACAGACCGCATTTCCCTTGCAAATTCTTGGTTGCTGTCACTGGGGAAATCGGAAACGGGCTCTTTGTATTTTGACTTGTAGTATGTATCGTCTATTCCCAGCAGGTTCATGACGTCCTCTTTCCATTTCTCTCTGTCCGGCTTGGGCAGCGTTTCACCCATAAGGAAAATGAGGTAGCATACACGTGCCTTCTCCCTCGGTCTTATTTTCAGTCTGCCTTCGCATGGTTGCAGGTTTAGGTTGGCGTAGAAGTCCAGTTCGGAAACGGTTTCAAACTGTACACCGTTGCATTTCTCATAAATGGCTGACAGCAGCCGCATGGGAAAATAGGCGGATGGGCTTGCCGGGGTGGTACCGGATGAGGAAATTCCCTTTTCCTCCCTTTCCTTTTTCTTTTGGTCGGTCAGATACTTTTCAAGGATTGCCAATAGTGAGCCGCCCAGCCTGCAAATGTCCCCGCAACGGTTTTGCAGGCATTGCAGGGCTTCCCGCCTTGCCTGCTCCTTCTGCCTGTACAGTTCATCCAGTTTGGCTTTCTCCTTGTCGTATTCCCGTTTGCACCGTTCGTACCTTCTTTCCAGCAGTTCCTCTTCCTGACGGTCGTGTTCCCTGAAACCTACCGCTTCCAAAGAGCCGTTGGCTTCCATGAGTTCCCGGTAATATCCGTTTGTGACTTTCATCTGTCTGTCAATACCCCAGTCAAAACGGCTTTCATGCTGTCGGCAGACATATCCGGTATCAAGACAGTCGAAAAACTCCCTGCAGGTATTGTAAGTCGAGATGTTGCTTTCAATCTCACGTTTCAGGCTGTTCAGCAATATGGAGAAGTGCGCAGCGTCCATTTCAAGCATGAGGCTGATAAGTGCCGTCTCAAAAGTCTGCGTGTCCCTGTACTCTCTGTAAAAATCGGAAATGAACTGCTGCTTCTCAAAAGAGAAACTGTCTCCGGACATTATTCCGGTGTATATCTTGTTGAGTTTCCCGTAGCGGGGTATCATTGACGTTATTCTTTCTTCCATGATATTATTGTGGTTACAGTTGGTTAAACTTGCTCATTGCGTTCGCCTTCACGTCATCGGCTATGTCTATGTAGGGCTTCATCGCCTTGTAGTCGCTGTGCCCCGTCCATTTCATCACCACTTGTGCGGGAATGCCGAGCGCAAGCGCGTTGCAGATGAATGTCCGTCTTCCGGCATGGGTGCCCAGCAGCGCGTATTTGGGTGTAATGGTGTCTATGCGCTCGCTGCCTTTATAGTAGGTTTCGCTTACAGGTTCGCTGATTTCCGCAAGTTCCCCCAGTTCTTTCAGGTAGTCGTTCATCTTTTGGTTGCTGATGACCGGGAGCGCCTTGTGTCCTTCAAACTCCACGTCTTTGTATTTGTCAAGTATCGCCCTGCTGTGATTGTTCAGTTCGATGACAAGGCGGTCAGCAGTCTTTACGGTGGTGATTTCTATATACCCGTCCCGAATGTCGCTCCGTTTGAGGTTGTACACGTCAGAATAGCGCAGCCCGCTGAAACAGCAGAACAGAAAGACGTCCCTTACCCGTTCGAGATATTGCTTGGTCAGGGGTATCTTGTAATCTTTCAGCTTGTTCAGTTCTTCCCATGTGAGGAATATCACCTTCTTTTGGACGCTTTTCAGCTTCGGGTTGAAGCTCTCGTAAGCGTTGTTCATGCAGTACCCTTTCTTGGTGCACCACCGCAGGAACCATTTCAGGTAGGCTATCTGCTTCATGGTGGACGTGTTGCGCAAGCCTTCCACGTCCTTGAGGAAATTCACGTAGCTTGTCAGCTTGGGTTCGTCCAGTGCCTCGAAGGTCAGTTCCTTGTCGAACTTCTCAAGGTGTTTCCTCACTGCGGCGAACTTCTCATAAGTGGCGTCAGACCAGCCGTTCTGTGTCCCGCATTCCTTGATGAACTCCCCGAACACCTCCATAGGTGCGAACGTCAGGGGCTTCTGCTGTTCCTCCTCCCTCTTTTCGCTATGCAGGTTGTTGAAAGCCTCCTTCACTTGTGCGGTGGTAGGCATGGTTCCCTGAACCTCGAACTCCTTGAAGATGTTCTGTATTTCCGTATAGTAGCGCAGCAGGTCGGTGTTGATTTCGGATGCGCTCTGTTTCAGTTTGTTGGTGCAGCCCGGCTTTACACGCTGCTTGTCGGCGTCCCATTTGGCTGCGTCGATGCGGTAGCCCGTTGTAAACTCGATGCGCTGGCTGGCAAATATCACACGCATACGGATAGGCACATTCTCCACGATTGGTACGCCGTTCTTCTTCCGGCTTTCCAAAGAAAAGATGATGTTTCTCTTGATATTCATATTCGGGTGTAATTAAATTAGCACCCAAATATACACCCAATTATTGAGATAGCAAAAGATTTTGAATGATATTTTACGATATAAACCAATCGTAATAAGCTGTTTATTAGTAGATAGTTACGATATTATGATATTTTGCAAAATTATAGGTTAAAGTACCGTACGCACCGCCAGTTTACAAAGCAAAATTAGGAAAAGCTCTGATTCACAACAGAATCAGGGCTTTTTTCGTTTCCGGGCGGAAGCAAAATATAGCGGTTCTACGAAGTTTGTCAGGTGCAAATTCAGGGTCCTTTTTTAGGGACAATAAAAAAAGCACCTGAAATGTATAATATTTCATTGATTATCATGTTTTTGCGTAGAATTTTCCTGTTCCTCATTTTCTAATTTTACAACGTAAATAAAGTGGTATGAAACAGGAATCAATGAAAATTCTGTTCTTTATCCGTAAGAGCAGACTAAAGAAAAACGGTGAGGCACCGATTTTTCTTCGCGTGACAATTAACGGACAATTGGATGAAGTCCGGATTCAACGTTCTGTTCCATTGAAGTTGTGGGACAATGTGAAGGAACGCAGCAAAGGAAAAGACCGGAGTTCAACGGAACTGAACAGCTATATTGAGGCATTGAAAGTAAGGCTGTACCAGATTCACAAGGAACTTCTCTGTCGGGAGGCCCTGATTACCCCGAAGAATCTTCTGATAAAGTTGTTCTCGAAAGAGGAACGGCATCTGGTTCTGCAGACCATGCGGAAATGTATCGATGACTGGACTTCCCTGATCGGTACGGAGTACCAGCCCTCCACCATTTCACGTTATAACAACTGTTATGAATCGTTGCAGACAGTCATCAAGGATTTCTACAAGAAAGAGGACATTACATTCCATGAACTGAATGGGGAATTCATTGACCGGTTTGAGATGCATCTGAGGACGGTACGCAAGCTTTCCCAGAATACCCTGACCAAGTATATGAGCTGTTTCCGCAAATTTCTTGGACTGGCCCGGGAAAACGGATGGCTGGAACTGGACCCGTTGGCCGGAAAACGCAAGCGTCTGTTTCGGAAGGAAGAAACGTGTCCTACGTTCCTGACCCTGGAAGAATTGAAACGGATTATGGAGAAGGACTTTTCCACGGCACGTCTGAACACCGTGAAGGATTTTTTCCTGTTCTGTTGTCTGACCGGCCTGTCATACATTGATGTGAAGACCTTGTGCCCGGCACATCTTTACAAAGACAATGAGGGGAAACTGTGGATACACAAGGCCCGCGTGAAGATAACGACCCATAAGGAAAGCTGTACCTGCAATGTCCCGCTTCTGGACCCCGCACTTGTCATTCTGGAGAAATATAAGGACTGGAATCCGGAGAATCCTGAAGGGCCCTGTTTCCCGATTCCGTCGAACCAGAAGATGAACGAGTTCCTGAAAGAGATAGCCACTCTGTGCCGGGTAAACAAGCGGCTGACCGTCCATGTGGCCCGGCACACGTTCGCGACGACTGTTACCCTTGCCAACGATGTCGCCCTACAGAATGTGTCAAAAATGCTCGGCCATTCTTCAACCCGCATGACACAGCATTATGCCCGTGTGCTGGACAACAGTATCATGAAGGACATGCAGGATGTCGCCCGGGTCTTCGGATAATCAGAAAAGGCTAAACTTCACAACGCATTGTGAGGTATAGCCTTTTACATAAGGAAGAGTTGTTTGCTTGTATGGATTGGCCACGTTTTTACCGGGATTTTCTCTTCTTCCCTTTTTCAATCAGTCTGATGACATCCTGTCTCCGATAATAGGTTTTCCGGTCAATCTGGGAGAAGGATAAGGTTCCGTTGCTTCTCAGGGCCTGCAGTGTTCTCTGCGATATGTTCAGTGTCATGCATACTTCCTGATTGTCCATCCAGTCATCCAGACTCTTTGAGGTTGGCCTGCCTTTGAGGTTTTCCAGTTTTTCTTTCAGCAGCTGGATGGATGTTATCATTTCCCTGAAAGTACCGGCTTCAATGTTTACGATTTCCATAAAGTGTAGTTGTTTGGTTTGAAGCAAAGATAGACGGTATGGCCTGGCTGGCCAACGTGGTGTCATCAGATGGCATCAAAAGTCATCAGATGTCTCATGTTGCCTGTTGCAGGAACCGGTCTTTCAGAAATATCCGATTGTTGAATCTGGGAGGTACAGCCGTGTTTAGGAAAGACATGTATTATACTTCGTTATATTGCGCAATTTTGCATAGTGCTGTATTTCAGTGTATTTACTAAGTTTGCACCAAAACAGAACGTATGAAAGGAAATACACTGAATGTAATGTTCTTCATCTTGAAGAACAAGTTGTTGAAGAACGGTGAAGCACCGGTTGTTCTTCGGGTGACAATCAACGGACAGCGGGATGAAATCCGTATCCAGCGCTCTATACCGGTGGAGTTATGGGACAATGCGAAGATGCGTAGCAAGGGAAGGGGGCGGAGTTCGGCAGAGCTGAACATGTATATTGAGACACTGAGGGACAGGATATATGTCATCCATAGGAATTCTGTGTATGATGGGGAAAGACTGACTCCGAAGAAAATCCTGGATATTCTCTATGCCAGGGAAGGACGGCATCAGGTTCTGAAGGCCATGAAGGAATGCATAGACGGATGGGCGGCTTCTCCCGGGGATTTGCATCCTGCCACCCTGGCACGTTACAACAGGTGTCACGGATTGGTGGAGACAGTCATACGGGATGTTTACAATAAGGAGGACGTCGCATTCTCCGAACTGGACAGGAAGTTCATCACGGCATTTGAAAGATATCTGAAGGAAACCTGCGGGCTGGCCTGGAATACGGCGGCTAAATATCTGGAGTGTTTCCGTAAAGTTCTCAAGGTGGCTCAGCAGAAGGGCTGGATGGAACATGGCAAGTTTTTGGAAGAACTGGGACAGTTGTGCGTAAAGGAGAAGACTTCCCCTTCTTTCCTGGACTGGGATGAACTGAAAACAGTGATGGAAACGGATATGCCGTCCGGACGTCTGAAACGGGTGAAGGATGTGTTCGTCTTCTGTGCGCTCACCGGACTTTCCTATCAGGGGGTAAGCACCCTTTGTCCGTCGCACCTGTTCAGGGATGACGAAGGAACACTGTGGATTTGCAGGACACGTGCTGAAGGAACGGAGGTTGGTGACAGCTGTACAAGCCGTGTTCCTCTTCTTAAACCGGCAATGGTTCTATTGGAGAAGTACAGAGGCTGGAATCCGATGAATCCAGAAGGTCCGTGTTTCCCTGTCCCGTCAGTCCAGAAAATGAATGAATACCTGAAAGAAGTAGCGGCGCGTTGTCGGATTTCCAAGCGTCTGACCACCCAGATGGCCCGCAATACATTTGCTGCGACAGTCACCCTGGCCAACCGGATTCCCAAAGAACACGTCAGGGAAATGCTTGGCTATTCTTCCGACTATATGTTGCGCCATTATATGCAGGCTCAGGAGAGGAATCTCTGAAAGGCATGAAGCGGACATATACAAAATATGATAAAAAGTGAAAGGCTATACTCCAACGGATGTGTTGGTATAGCCTTTCCCATAAACGGAACTGAATGTCAGAACGCTTCTTTCCGGTTCTTTTCCAGCAGTCGTACGATATCACTTTCCCGGTATAGGATTTTTCCTCCTATCTGGTAATAAGGCAATATGCCGTTGCTTCTGTAGTCCAGCAGCGTACGCTTGCTCAGCTTGAGTTTTCCGGCCAGTTCCGTATCTGTCAGGTAGTTTTCCCCGTCCAATAAGTGCCGATTGTCCGCCGGCAAATGGTCTATGAGGTCCGATATCCTTTTCATTTCATCGAAGAAATGAAGTACTTCCTTGTCTGATTTGGTAATGATTGTTCCCATAAAATGTTCTTTTGGGTTTGAAACAAAGATATCCGCATTCTCATGCCGCTGCAAACCGCCGGAGCCTGTTGTCATCAGATTTCATTAAATGTCATCAGATTTCATCGTACCGGATTCCGGCTTCCAGTCCTTCAGCTTGTTCTTTAATACCTTCATATCCTCCGTGACTTTCCTGTACGTGATTCTGGCATAGGCTTGTGTGATCCTCAAATTGGTATGTCCGAGCATTTTGGAAAGTGTTTCTATCGGAAGCCCGTTTTCCAGACAGACAGTTACGGCGAACGTGTGCCGGGCGGTGTAAGTAATATTTAGAAATGCAATAAAAAACAGAATGGTGCGAATTAAACGTAAATCGTTTATAATTAAGCATTTTACAAGAATTGCATGATAGTCAGACCTGCAAAATAAAACAAAATATTGCAGCGTTTCAGTTACCAGACTGTTAGCCGCCTGTTTCGGAAACAACGGCAGGTAACCGGATTTTTACCGGTAGAGGCAGAACGGATTTTTATTCACTGTTTATCAATGTTTTGCATACCAAAGAACGCTTTTGAAAGGAGTATTTTTACAACCTAAAAAAGAGCGTATGAAAGTGGAAAAATTCAAGGTATTGCTCTACCTGAAAAAGAGCGAGCCGGGCAAGACCGGCAAGGCCCCGATCATGGGACGGATCACCCTCAACCGCACGATGGCGCAGTTCAGCTGCAAGCTCTCCTGCACCCCCGGGCTGTGGAACGCGCGTGAGAGCCGGCTGAACGGCAAGAGCCGGGAAGCGGTGGAGACCAATGAAAAAATAGAAAGACTGCTGCTTGCCATACACTCGGCCTTCAATTCCCTCATGGAAAGAAAAAGGGATTTCGATGCCGCTGCGGTCAGGGACATGTTCCAGGGCAATGCGGGCATGCAGATGACCCTGCTCAAACTTCTCGACCGGCATAACGGGGAAATGAAGGCCCGTGTTGGTGTGGACCGTGCGCCCACCACACTCTCGACCTACCTCTTCACCTACCGCACGCTTTCCGAATTCATCAAGGCGAAATTCAAGGTTCCGGACCTTGCCTTCGGGCAGCTCAACGAGCAGTTCATCCGCGACTACCAGGATTTCATCCTTCTGGAAAAGGGATATGCCGTGGACACGCTTCGCGGCTACCTGGCCATCCTGAAAAAGATCTGCCGCATCGCCTACAAGGAGGGCCACTCGGAGAAATACCATTTCTGCCACTTCAAGCTGCCCAAGCAGAAGGAAAGTACGCCGAGGGCATTGAGCCGTGAGAATTTCGAGAAACTGCGTGATCTGGAGATACCGGAAAAACGCAGGTCACATATTATCACCAAAGACCTCTTCCTCTTCGCCTGTTACACCGGCACCGCCTACGCGGATGCGGTAAGCATCACCCGGGAGAACCTTTTCACTGACGACGGGGGCAGCCTCTGGCTGAAGTACCGTAGAAAGAAAACCGACTACCTCGGACGTGTCAAGCTGCTTCCGGAAGCCGTCGCGCTGATTGAGAAATACCGGGACGATACCCGCGAGACTCTTTTCCCACCACAGGACTACCATACCCTCAGAGGAAATATGAAAGCCCTGCGTCTGATGGCGGGACTCAGCCAGGACCTTGTCTACCACATGGGGAGGCACTCTTTCGCCTCGCTGGTCACGCTCGAGGAGGGAGTACCGATCGAGACCATCAGCAAAATGCTGGGACATAGCAATGTCCGGACCACACAAATTTACGCCCGTGTCAGCCCGAAGCGGCTGTTCGAGGACATGGACAGGTTCATCGAGGCAACCCGTGATTTGAAACTCATTCTTTAACCCTAAAAAATATCATTACCATGCGCAGTACATTCAAGCTCTTATTCTACATCAACCGTAACAAAGTGAAATCGGACGGCACGACCGCCGTCCTCTGCCGGATCAGCATTGACGGCAAGAAGTCAGCCGTTGCCACCGGCATCTATTGCAGGCCGGAGGACTGGGACAGCAAGAAGTGTGAGATCAGAACAGTCAGGGAAAACAACCGCCTCGCCGGTTTCCGTGACCAGCTGGAAAAGGCATACGATAATCTGCTGAAGCATCAGGGAGTGGTCACGGCCGAACTGCTCAAGGCCACCGTGTCAGGTGCCAATTCCGTGCCGGAATACCTCCTGCAGGCCGGAGAGGTGGAACGCGAACGTTTGAGAATCCGCTCGGCAGAAATCAACTCCACCTCGACCTACCGCCAGTCGAAGACCACGCAGCTCAATCTCAGACAGTTCATCGAATCCCGCGGAATGAAGGACATCGCCTTTTCGGACATCACCGAGGAGTTCGCCGAATCGTTCAAGGTCTTTCTTAAGAAGGAGCTGGGCTACAGGAACAGCCACGTGAACCACTGTCTGTGCTGGCTCAACCGGCTCATCTACATCGCCGTGGACCGGGAGATATTGAGAGCCAACCCGATAGAGGATGTGGCATATGAAAAGAAAGAACCGTTAAAGCTAAGGCACATCAGCCGGGGTGAGTTGAAGCGGATGATGGAAACCCCGCTGCCCGACCCGATGATGGAGCTTGCACGCAGGACGTTCATCTTCTCCTCGCTGACCGGTCTGGCCTATGCGGACACGAGAGCACTCCATCCCCGGCACATCGGAAAGACCTCGGAAGGAAGAAAATATATCCGCGTCTGCCGGGCCAAGACGGACGTGGAGGCGTTCATCCCGCTGCATCCCATAGCCGAACAGATACTGGAACTTTACAACACCACGGATGACGACAGACCGGTATTCCCGCTGCCGGTCCGCGACGTCCTCTGGTACGAGGTACATGGAATGGGCGTGGCATTGGGCATGAAGGAGAACCTGTCCTACCACATGGCCCGCCATTCGTTCGGAACCCTGATGCTGTCCTCCGGCATCCCGATAGAGAGCATCGCCAAGATGATGGGCCATACGAACATCAACAGTACGCAGGTCTATGCACAGGTTACCGACCGGAAGATATCCGGTGACATGGACCAGCTGATGAAAAGAAGACAGAAAGGGGATACGGTCCTTCTGACGGAAATGTCCGAATAATGAAATGCCGGCCGGAACCATTAAACATTGGTTCCGGCCGGCATTCTTAAATATTGAACGCCCCCGATTATATCAGGGCCTCATGATAATTATCCTCCAGGAGTTTCTCAATGTCGGATACCTTATACAAAATTTTTCCGCCCAGCCGGATATAAGAAATACGCCCCTGGTCCCTATAATCCTGCAGGCATCTGCGGCTGATTCTTAGCAGGTCCGACAACTCCTTGTCAGAGAGAAAACGCTCGCCGTTAAACAGGGGGCGGTTATCCTCCGCAAGCCTTTCCAGCTTCGTCTGGATGTTATCCAGCAGGCCAAAGAACCGGCGGACACTGCCCGTCTCTTTGCTAATAATCCCTTCCATGCTACTTCCGATTAATTATTCATTCTTTCTTTTTTCTCTCACCGCCTTTTCCTTGCGTTTCATGGCGACATAGGCCATCAGCTTTTCTACGTCCTCCGGCCTGTAATAGATTTTCCGCTGGATTTGGGTGAATGCCAGCCGTCCGGTATCCCGGAGAGTCTGCAGGGTACGTGGAGAGATGTCAAGACGCAGGCAGACATCCTGGTTGTCCATTCACTCTTCCGGTTTCTTTTCCCTGTTCTTTTCATACAAGCGGTCCGCCTGTGCGGACAGGCTCTCAGTCCGAGCCAGCATCTCCTCAAAGATTCCGGCTTCAATGTAATATACTTCCATTTTTCTTGTTTTTATTTAAAATTGCTTCCTGTCAGGAACTCAAATTATTGAAATACAGTTCAAAATACTTTCCAAAGGCACTTCCGGCTGGGTGTCGTGGTTTCCGACTCCCCCTCCGGAGCCGTTTTAAGGAGGATTTCCCGTCATATTACGGCTGGAACAGTTTGTAATCCCGTCCTGTGATCTTCCTTATCACGTCGGCGTTTTCCTTAATATGTTCAACCGGTATGCGGCTTATAACACCGGAAACAGTGAAATCCTTACGTCTGACCGCCCAGACAATGTCTGAGATACATTCGTACACCTGTGCGTCAATATGCAGGGGCTTGCGCCGGTTGGATGAAAAGTTGTTCAGGAGGGCTTCAATATATTTTTTACCTCTTCCTCCGTTATCGTCTTTTTACTCTCCGGCCGGGATGAAGATTCCTTGTGGGGTACCACCTCTTCCAGATCCCCGGAAATGCAGCTCAAATATGAGCCTTTGGCGGCAACTATATCCAGTATCTCCTTCTCGTTGATATGATACGGATTTGGTTTTTTCCTTTCAATGCTGTCCATAACTATGATTTATACATTAATTCCATGTGACAATTGGGCGTTTTGTAAGGCGGACGTTCCCGATGACGGATTATCGTCCTACGCCGCAAAGAAAAAAAAGAATAAACGTGGGAAAGGGTACCTTGTCAGCTATAGTCATATATAGACATGAATAGTCAATACCGGCAAAAGACATGACAAACGGCTGTCCGGCGGGAGGTCTGGATTCTCCCCGACGTTGCCGGGATTGTGATATATCAGGTCATGGAGATATTGGCAGACTGCATTATCGGGATAATGACATACCAAGTTACGGATATTGTGATAGATTATGTCGTTGGAGTGTGGAAGTTGCCATAGGGAGGCTCTTTCAGCAAACGGAAGTACGGAAGGTACAGATATTATTGCAGCCATCATCAACAAAGACCGGAACATCACATTGGGAGAACGGTGCTTATCTGCGATATGATTATCATTTCCTCCAGTCATTTTGTATTGAAAGACCGGGAAAAAGTGGTGACGGGTTTGTAACTCTTTATATTTGTAGCTTTGCTATCGACCAGGGCAATGAATAGTACCCGACAATCCAGTTCTTTATCATATCCAATAAATGAAGAAATAGGGCGGCATATCAACGAATACCCACACCGGGGAGTGACGATTATCAATACAACCGGCTTTTATACAGGACGAGAAGTAAAGATGATGTTTATATTAGCCGGGAAGAGGGAAGCGCCGGTCAGCTTCCGGCTGATAAAAAATATAGACACGGAGGCTTTTGTTTCACAAAGTGCCGTTATAGGAGTTTATGGAGAAGGATTCGATCATATCAAAGTAGAATAAGAAAGAAATAAAAAATGATAATGATCATCATGAAAAGCGGCATCTGCCGTGCTTTTGTTCCCGACACAGGATGCGGTGTGACGCAATGGTTCGCATTCGGCGGTGAAATGGCCGCAAGCATGTCATGCTACTATGGACAGACCGCATCAACGATAGAGATAGAAGCGGAAACGGACTGTGAGATGTTTATCGTGGACAAACCGACTTTGGAAAACCTATGTTCCACACAAATAATCCTAAGAAACAATTTGTAAAATTCGAAACAGAAAAGTATGAAGACAATCATTGCAGAGAAATTATCATAACTTGTGATAATTTTTCGGCCAAAATACTACCCGCAGGGCTGGAGATTTTTTCCGAAAACAGGAGGCTTGACCTTGCTTTCCCGTCCAATCCCGGAGTTACCTTTGCGCCCAGAACGAAAATGACTGCCTGATGCGGCCCACTGAAAGGCGCGAAAATGGAGGTAAACGGAAGTGGAGGCAGATTAGACAGGAAAACTTCAAAGGAGAAATCCGTGAAAAGAAGAAACCTAAAAGGAAAAGGAACATTGCCGGAAACATGAAACCGGCAAACCACCTGCAAGGAAGTATGGTTTATCTGTCTGTCCAAACTCGTTTGGTCGGGCGGATAAATCATTCTTCCCAGTTTGCCTGCCGTGGGGACGGCTTGTGCCATTCATGGGCAAGCGGTCATATACAGCTTTCCGCTTACGGCTCAAAGGAACCGCAAAAAGAAAAATCCATAGAAAACCCGTAAAAGCACCTCTATGGCATAAGCATAAAAGAAATGGGTCTTGCATCATCAGTCTAAACCATTGGTTAGGCGTGATGCAAAGCCCTTTTCTCCGCTTATGCGGCAGTCGGTACACGTTCGTACAAACCTGTTTGGGCGATGGTGTGCCGACGGATAAAACCGCTTTTACGGAATGTTTTTATGTTTATATTAGAAATATTTCTTATTATAAAAACGCGCTAATCATTTTGTCATTCGGGTTGTTTTTATTAAATTTGCAGATTATAGCAATAGTTATGCAAATGAAGCGGATAAATCGACTGAAAATAGTGCTTGCGGAACAAGGTAAAACAGGGAAATGGTTGGCGCATGCATTAGGTAAAAATGAATCGACAGTCTCTCGTTGGTGTACAAACGAAGTTCAACCTTCGGTAGAAACACTACTGACGATTGCCGAAACGTTAAAGATTGATATTAAAGAATTACTTTGTTCTACGCAAATGTGTAATCAAGATGATGGCATCCAAATATAAAGCAATCGATTTTTTCTGCGGAGGTGGTGGAATGACTTGCGGTTTAAGACAGGCAGGGATTAACGTTATAGCAGGTGTGGACTTTGATCAAGATGCCAAAGAAACGTATGAATACAATAATTCCGGAAGTGTTTTCATTCAAACTAATATAAAGAATTTACGGAGCAATTATTTTGAGCGAAAATTTGGGATACGGAAAAATGATGACTTTTTGATTTTGGTAGGATGCAGTCCCTGCCAATTTTACAGTATAATTAATACGGATAAGAATAAAGCCTTAAAATCTAAGGATTTATTAAAAAACTTTGCTCGGTTCATCGAATATTATAGACCGGGATATGTATTAGTGGAAAATGTTCCGGGCATAATCACAAATAAAGATAGCATCTTACCTTATTTTCTACGAAAATTGGAAGATCTCGGATATAAAAATCCTGTTTATAAGGTTGTAGATATGAGCTATTACGGCGTACCTCAAAGTCGTCGAAGATTTTCTCTTATCGCAACACGATTGGAAAATGTCAATATACATTTACCTAAGGCGGACGATAAAGAGACCGTATTAGCCGATTATTTAGGTGAAAGGAACGGTTTTCCCAAAGTTAGCGCAGGCCATAAAGACAGTAATGTGTTTAACCATACGGTTGCCGGATTAAGTGATGTATGTCTTAAACGATTGGCAAAGACCAAACACGACGGCGGGAACAGACTTGATTGGGCAAATGATCCGGAATTGCAATTACCTTGCTTTGTAGGAAAAGACGATTGTTTTAAAGATACATTCGGGCGTATGTGGTGGCATCGACCGGCTTCGACTATTACAACTAAATTTTATAGTATCTCAAACGGACGTTTCGGACATCCGGAAGAAGATCGGGCTCTTTCTTTACGGGAAGGTGCTACATTGCAAACATTCCCGAAAACCTATGTGTTTAAAACAAATAGTATTGCCGCAACGGCAAAATTAATCGGCAATGCAGTTCCGTGTGAATATGCTCGGCGATTAGGTGAAACGATAAAAGCACTGGAAAACAATGGCACAATTTAAAACTCGGGCAAGAGCTCTCGACTTATTGGGACGGCAACAAATTGCCGGTATCCCTACAGCTATTAACGAGCTTATAAAAAATGCACATGATGCGTATGCGGATAAATTCGATATCGATTTTCTCCGATGTAATAATCTGCTGGTATTACGTGATGACGGGCTCGGTATGACAAAAGAGGAATTTGAAACTCGTTGGCTTACGCTCGGGACCGAAAGTAAATTGGCAAATAAAAAAAGCAGTTTACCGCCTATTGACATATCAAAGCCAAGACGTCCTATCATGGGAGAAAAAGGCATAGGAAGATTGGCTATTGCATCAATAGGAAGTCAGGTTTTAATCGTATCGAAAGCAAAATTAAGATCTAAAGAATATGATATTGTTGTGGCTTTCATTAATTGGGAGATATTCGAGTTGCCGGGGATTAACTTGGAGGATATTGTTATTCCGGTAAGAGAATACTCTCATATGCCGAATGCAGCCGATATTGACAGTATTAAAAATGAAGTAATACAATCCCTTGATAAATTAAATCAAAAAGAACTTATTGACGACAAGGATTTTGAAAAAATAAAAAGTTCTATCACGTCTTTTAAAGTTGACCCACACCAACTTTCTTTACAACTACAACAAGGATTTGAATTAACCAATGGCTGTGGTGGAACTCAATTTTTCATCTCCCCAGTTTACGATACGATTATTTCCGATATAGAGGGAGACGGCAATTCGGACGAAGCTACAAAAATCGAGAAAATGTTGATGGGATTTCACAATACAATGACCCCCGATCATCCTACTCCCGTCGTTGACATTTCATTTAGAGACTATAGGGCGATGACGGTAGTTTTGTCAGCATCATAGATAAAGAACACTTTTTTACCACGGAAGAATTTGAATTGGCGGATCACCATTTTCAAGGGCAATTTGATGAGTTCGGACAATTCAAGGGATTAGTAAAAATATATGGAGAAAAAACATTTGATCACATTGTAAATTGGCGGGATAACTATTATAGAGAAACCGAATGTGGTCCGTTTAAAATTAACTTGGCGTATTTACAAGGAGAATTGAAAAGTTCTCGTGTAGATGTCGAAAATTATGCCAGGATTAAAGCCAAAGGAGATAAATTCGGAGGTTTATACATATATAGAGATAATATTCGAGTTCTACCGTATGGTGACTCCGATTATGATTTTCTGGATATTGAAAAAAATCGTTCGAAACGAGCATCAACATATTTCTTTTCTTATCGACGAATGTTCGGTGCTATTGAAATAGCGGACCGAGAACACAGCGGTTTGGTAGAGAAAGCCGGACGCGAAGGTTTTATTGAAAATAAAGCATATCGCCAACTTCAAGCGATTTTAAAAAATTTCTTTGTACAACTTGCCGCTGATTTTTTCAGCGAAAAAAACAAAACGGCACAATCGGAATTCTTCAATCAGAAGAAAGACGAGTTCAATGCGTACCATAACGCACTTGAACGTCGGGATAAATTGGCCAAATCGAAAAAGGAGAGATTTGCTCGTGAGCTCGATATCTTTTTTGCCGGTTTAACGGAACATAAATTCGAAAACGAACTGGAAGAATTACTTACGAATTTTAGGAACGATTTACATTCGGTTTTATACATTAACGATGCGGATGAAGCAAGCCAGAAGATAATAGATCTGGAATTTGCCATGAGACAAAAAGTTTCCGATTACAGAAAAAGAATATCGGTGACAAGTCCTAAAGGATTTGCAATGTCAAAATCAATGAGAACGGATTTTGACACGTACCTTAATGAGTTTAAAATTCTGGAACAAACGGTATTTAAAAATATCAATGAAAATATCGATCAGCTAATCGATGATTATACGGCACAGTTGAATCTGGAAATAAGTAAGCGAAAGCGGTTGGAGCAAGCGGTGGAACTGATTTCAGCCGAAGCTCTGTCACTTAATAAGAAGAAGAAAAGCGAAACCAATGATGTTGTTTCCGATGTTTCTCGCAAAATTAAGGATCTTACGAATGAACTGATAATCGATTTGGATAATCAAATACGAAGCGTAAAGAATCAATTCAAATTATTGGCAACCGATAAAGCCGATAACTTTGATTTGGTAACGGAACGCAAGAGAATGGAAGCAGAAATAGAATCCATAAGCAGTCGAAATACGGATGTTATGGAACGCATAATTCGACAATTTGAAAGTTTCTATGTCGAAAAAAACGAAGACGGTCAAATAATTACAAATGACCAAATAGCGGAAGCCGCTTCGGAAGAGTTAGAGGAATTGCGGGAACGATTGCAATCGGACGTTGAATTAAGCCAATTAGGATTGGCTGTCGGAATATTGCACCATGAATTCAACGGTACGGTTAATTCGATTCGACATAGTCTGAAAGATTTAAAAGCATGGTCGGATGTAGATATCAAATTGGAAGGAATATATAAAAACATCAAGGTAAATTTCGAACATTTGGACGGCTATTTAAATTTGTTTACCCCGTTAAATCGACGATTGAATCGACGTCGGGAAGACATATCTTTATTGGATATTAAAACATTTTTAATAGATTTGTTCAAATCCCGTCTTGAACGACACAATATAGCTTTTAAACATACTAACGGGTTTGCAGGTCGAAAAATACACGGATTTCGTTCTACATTCTATCCTGTATTTGTGAATATCATTGATAATGCCATTTATTGGTTAAAACAAAGTGATGTTCCTGAAAAAGTTATTCGGTTGCATGCGGATGATACGGGAATATACATTTCCAATAACGGTATTGAAATAAAACCCCAAGATAAGGAACGAATCTTTGAATTAAGATTTTCCAGAAAGCCCAATGGAAGAGGATTGGGGTTGAGTATCAGTAAAGAGGTTTTGAATGCAGAGAACTATGATATATTTGTGGCACAACCTAAGGAAGGCTCTACAGTTACTTTTAAAATTCAAAAAATGCAATAAAAATATGGCAGACAGATTTATTGAGCAATCGAAAGAAATTGCAAACAACTTTATACAAAATATTGTTTTTATTGATGACAAAGCATATAAGAATGATATGACTAACAATGCATTTAGCGCATTAGATGTATCGAATGTATTTGCACAATCTGGAAAAATCTGTGCTGTATATGCACCCAAATCCATTTCTGATGTTAATAGTTACAATACTATACTAAATAAAGCAGATGTTGTCATTTTAGATTGGTATTTAGATATAGAAAAGGAGGAGAACCAAGTTGAAGATCCCGATGCAGATGCAGATAATGACGATCCGCGCGGAGAGTTTACATTAAAATTGATATCTGATTTATTATCACAAACTGGGATGTTGAAACTGTTAATTGTGTATACTGGAGAAACGGATTTATTTGAAATTACGAACAGTATATATCAGAAAGTGGATCAGCATTCTTTTCATAAAGGAGATTGCGTTATTCAATCTTTAAATTCTAAGATATTAGTTAGAGCTAAAAAACAAAATTCGGAAACTCAATTTGCACATAATCCGGAATTGAAAGATAAAATAGTATCGTATGAAAGCCTTCCGACTTTGATTGTTGAAGAATTTGCAGACATGACCAACGGTTTGTTATCGAATTTTGCTTTATCTTCAATATCGGCAATAAGGAATAATACATCCAGAATGTTAAGCGTCTTTTCTCCCAAATTAGATCCGGCATATCTCGGGCACAAAATATTATTGGAAAACACATTCGAATCCAAGCAACTATTAATAAAATTATTTGGCGAAGCTATTTCGGAATTATTGGAGACAACAGATATTGATACAAAGGATTGGGTTGATAACTGGATTGAAAACCGTATTACAGACGAAACGATAAGTATAAATGGAGTGTCTATTGGCAAATCGAAAGACCTTTTAAAAAAAATGTTTAGTTCCGAGCAACCTCGACTTAAAGATAAATATACAGAAGCTTCAGGAAAAGATATGTCAAATAAAGACGAGGGGAAATTACAATCGCATACCATAGAGTTATTTGCATATGATGGTATCGATGTGAATAAATCGAATGTAGATTTTGCCATTTTGACGCATCATAAAAATATATTTCAACCTGCTATTGGGGCTCCGATATTAACACTTGGAACAGTTATAAAATCTGTAGACAAGTATTATGTTTGTATTCAACAAAGATGCGATTCGGTGAGAATTAAGGAGGAAAGACGATTCTTATTTTTACCTTTAGAAGAAAAAGGCGAATATCCGTTAATTGTGAATAATGAATTGAAATTATTTCCAAATAAATCTTCATTTGCAATAAAAACAGTGAAATTCAAGCCAAAAGAAGGTGCTACAATTATTCAAGCATCAAAAAAGGAGGACAAATATGTATTCTATTCTTCCTATGGAGAAACTTATGAGTGGGTGGTAGACTTAAAAGAAATGCAAGCACAACGTATTTTAAACAGTTACTGTGCACAACTGTCTCGCGTAGGATTGAATGAATCCGAATGGTTAAGACTTATCGCAAAGCAATAATATAGGCTATGTCAGATATTTTTTCTCAAACTAAAAGATCGGATATAATGTCAAAAATATCAAGTAAAGACACTAAACCGGAAATTTTAGTTCGTAAGTTCTTATTTTCAAAAGGATTCAGATATCGTATTAATGTCAAAACATTGCCGGGTAAACCTGATATAGTTTTGCCTAAATATAAAACAATAATATTTGTGAACGGATGTTTTTGGCATGGGCATAATTGCAAAAAGGGAAAATTACCATCCTCAAATACAGATTTCTGGAAGGAAAAAATATCAAACAACAAATCGCGAGATGCCAAAAATTCCGATTTACTTGTAAAACTCGGCTGGAAAGTTATAATTATATGGCAATGTGAAATTAGTAAGATTGATAATAGGACAAAAATACTTAATAAGCTACTGGAGGATATTAAACAATAATAATCACGAGATATTAAATCTAAAATATAAATGCATTAATCGGGAAAATATAGGACACTGTCCAAAATTTTGTGTAAATGGAAACAGGATTCAGTTGTAAGTTTGTTCTTATATCTGAATTCTGTTTTCAAACATAAGCATAAATTG